GCACGACAACGCCGCCCTCCTCACCGACGGATTCGTCGAACCGGCCATGCTCGCCGACGCCCGCGCCGACCTCGTCGCGAAAGGCTTCCGCCCGCCCCCCGACCCGGCAGACTTCCAACGCGGCTACATCAACGCCGGCCACGCACCCCAGACCGCACCCGCCACCCGGGTACCGATGGTCCCCCCGGCCGTGCACGTCATCCACCCCGACGACTTCCACCGCGGCCTCATCACGCAAGGCCACCAGGCCGCCTCGCCCGGCGACATGGGCGACAACAACCCCGTCGGCGCGGGACGCTCCGGCCCCGCCCACGCCCTCTACGGGGCCGCCAGCCGCGCCGCCACGTCGACCACGATGAAGGCGTTGCACGACCACCTCGTCGCCGCGTTCCCGGACATGTGCCACATGTCCGACTCCCGGTCGGTGATGGACCCCGACATGGGCGCCACCAACCGGCCCGCACCCGTCCCCCCCGCGGCAATGGACGCCGTCACCACCAAGAACGCCGGCGGCGGCATGACGAAACGGCAAATCGCGAAGCTCATCAAGACCGCGGTCCGCAGCACCGCCGCCGAACTGCAAGCCACCTACGACGCGCGAATCGCCGACCTCGAAAACGAGCTCGACGAACTCGGCGCGCAACCAGACCCCGCCCAAGCCCCCCTGCGAGGCTCGGCGAGCATCACCAAAGCCCAAACGACAGTGCCGGCACCCGTTCCCGTGGAACGCGTCAGCCTGGTCGAACAGGCCCAACTGAACAAAGCAGCCCACGACGCCGAATACGTCGCCTACCTGCAAAAGGCCGCGTCGGAAGACAACCCGAACCCGGGCATGCGACAGCAGGCACAAGACCTCCTCGACGTGCTGCTCACGAAGGTCGCCTAACGCACCACACCGAAAGGGCACAACCATGTCCGAAACGGAAGTCCTGAACCCGCCACGGGCGAGTCTGGACCCCCAGTACGCCATCACCGAGGGTCTGAGCGTAGACCCGGTAACACCTTCCCGGACCGCGCAGCGCATCACCGAAGCCATGACCACCCTGGTCAAGGGCGCCGGCTACGCGGTCACCGACAAGCAGTACGCGTCCGGCGCTATCGCCGGCGCGAACCAGCCCCTCACCGATCCCGACAAGGTCTTCTCCCGCGCGATGCGGGCGGAAAAGGCGTTCCGGGCCGCGATCGACGACGGGTACTCCAACCCGACGGGCGTCATCAAGGGCCTCTCGTCCGAGTTCGGATCGCGGCTGTCCGCGGCGATCACGAACTCGCCGCAGCAGCTGCAATGGAACATGTGGACGCAGCAGTTGCAGTCGCAACTGTCCGCGTTCACGGGCAAGAACTTCACGCTCACCAGTCCCAACGCGACCGGGCTGGTGCCGTACAACCTGGTCGCACCGACCCGGCTCATCTACCCCGTCTACACCCCGATCCGCAACAAGTTGGCCCGCACCCAGGGTCAGGGGACCGCGTACCTTGAGAAGGTCATCACCGGAATCTCCGGCTCCCAGACCGGCTCGAGTGGCGGCCTCGTCGTCGACATCGGCATCCCCGAGCTGGTTTCGGGCTCGTCCAACATGAACAACTGGCCGCTGAACCTGCCACCCGCGGGTGTGCAGGACTCCGTGAACCTCAATGTCCCCTACCGCTTCAGCGGCCTGTCCGAGAACGTTTCCTGGTTGGCGCAGTTCGGCGGCCAGGGCTTCGAGGACGTCGCCGGCCTGGCCTCCCTGGTACTGCTCCAGGAGTTCATGCTCGGCGAGGAATACATGGACATCGCCGGCACCTCGACGGCGCTGACCACCCCGTCCGCCCCGACCCTGACCGTGCGTAACGCCAACTCGGGCGAAACCGCGCTGTCGGGCACCCTGACCAACAACACCGTTGACGTAAAGGTCAGCGCGGCGAACTGGTATGGCGAAACCGCGGCGTCGAGCGCGGCGGCTGCGACGTCCGTGACGTCAGGCACCAGCGTTGTCGACGTGGCCATTTCGCCGGTTGCCGGCGCGCTCTGGTACAACATCTACGTCACCGTCGGCACCAGTCCGGGCACCTACCACCGGATGGTCACCAACGTCGGCGGCCTCAACTACACCCTGTCCGGCGCGATCGCGACGACCGGTGCGGCCCTGCCGACCGGGGACACGGGTACCGCGTCGGCGTACCGGCAAGAGGGTTTGGTGTCCGTCATTTCCGGTCACTCCGCGGGGAACATCTACCCGGCGGGCTGGCAGGGCGGCTACATCAACCAGAGTGTGGGCGACACCCTGAACATTGGGGTCATCAACACTGCGCTGCAAGGCGTGTACAACGGGTCCGGCGCGTACCGTGCGGACCCGGCGGAACTGATCGGCAACGGCGGCGACATCATGCGCTTGTCCGATGACATTGTGCAGCAGGGCAACGCGACGAACTACCGGCTGTTCGTGACGCAGACCGAAACCCCCGGGGTGCGGGCTGGTGCGGCGGTGTCGGAGTTCGTGAACCCGGTGACCAGGTCGATTGTGCGGATTCTGGTGCACCCGTGGTTCCCGCAGGGCACGGCGTTGGGCATGTCGTACACGCTGCCGGCGGGTTGGAGCAACGTCTCCAACGCGTGGGAGGTGTCGATGTGCCAGGACTATCTGTCAATTTCGTGGCCCGTGATCGACGCAACGTTCCGCTCATCGATCTTCACCTATGGGGCGATGGTCGCGAACGCGCCTCAGTACAGCTTCATCCTTCAGGGCCTCCAGCAGACTGACCGGTCTGGCTCAACCGGTACGTGGTCCTAACCCGACCCCTCCTTCCATCCCTGTAACGGGCCGGCCCGCCCATCTCGGCGCGGGCCGGTCCGCTGTGGGCGGAAACCGCAAAGTGAGGTAATCACGCATGAGTACCATTTCGGGGACGGCCACGTGGGAAACGATCGCCACGGTCGTCGCAGCATCGAGCGGCGATGGGGACACCATCGCCGCGTACTTCAGCGGTGTCGTCATTCCGGGGATCAGTAACACGGCGGCGACGGCGACGAACGCAACGGGTACGGTGACGATTTCGTGGCCGAACAGCGGGGTCCGGGTCGCTGACAACCTGGCCAAGACGATCGTCACGAATCTGATCGCGTCGCACACGGCCCTGACCGCGCCGATTTCGATCAACGTGGCGACGACGCCGATCCTGGCGGCGTGAGATGACTGTCAACGCGGCGTTCCTGCCGCAGGATCCGGACAACCCGGCCCCGGGCGGCTACGCCCAGCCGGGGCCGGGCATCGTGGAGCAGATCGTTACTCCCGCCGACGTCAACGGTGTGTCCGGCTTCGGGCCGGCCGGTACGGAGTCGCTGGCGGTTCTGACCGTGCAGGGTTCGGCGTCGGGTACGGCGATCCCGGTGTCGGGGTCGGGTCTGGGCGGTGGTGTCGCGCAGGCGTCAACGACGTCGGGGCAGGTTGGCACGCTCGTTCAGGGTGCGGTCACCACTGGCGATCCGACGTACACCACGGCGCAGACCGACCCGTTGTCGCTGACGACTGCGGGCGGGTTGCGGACGTTCAACAAGGAGTTCCGCGACTCCGTTGTTACGGCCCAGGTCACGACGACCGCGTCTGCGCCGACGGCGGCGACGGTCGTTGCCACGGTGACTCCCGGCACCGCTGGCATTTGGGAGGTCACCGGGTTCATTGCCATCACCGGCACAACGGTGGGGGCGGCGGAAACCAACAACATGGGGTTGTACCAGACTGCGGCGTCGAAGTATGTGATTCCGATTCTGGTCGCGTCCACGACGGGCAACCTGTTCGCGTGGCCGATCCCGCCGATTCTGTTGAACCTTTCGGGCGCCGACACGGTCAACGTGAAGGCCATCGGTAACGCGACGAGCGGTTCGGTGTACCTGGCGTCGCTCGTCTGCCGCCGGGTCGGCTGACCGTCATGGCTGTCGGCTCAGCTCAAGTCACCGTTGGTTCGTCGACAGCCGTGCTGCTGGCCCAGGCCCCCACTGGCGGGTCTGGGCCGGTTGGCAGTGTCTTCATTTCCAACGGTTCCGGTGCGGCGATCTTCCTCGGCGGGTCGCATGTCACCTCATCCAACGGTGCCAGCCTGGCCGCGTCGACGGCGATCACGTTGTGGCTGTTCCCCGGCGACGCGATCTACGCCATCACCGGTTCGTCAACGTCGAGCGTCGGCGTGATCCAAACCTGAGCCCCGAGGAGGGCGAGTGAAGCGAGTGACCGCCCCGCCGGGTTGCCGGGGCATTGACCTGCAAGACGGCACCCGGTACAACGCGAACCGGCAAGGCGTCATGCAGGTCGCCGACCACCACGCCGACGTAATTCAGGCCGGCTGGTACGGCCAGTCGGGGGTGATGGTCGGCAACGAACCGCACCGCCTCGGCACGAAGGTCGGCCGGCAGTGCGCGTGTTCGCCGCTGCGGATCTGGAATGCGTGGAACAAGACGTGCCCTAAATGTGGGGCCGACACTGTGGAGGAGAAAGCACCATGACCGTTATCGCACCATCGGACCACACCAGCATCGTCATCCCGACCGAGCGGGGCGGCTGCGGCCAGCAGCACCACATGGTCGACGGCAACGACCGGCTCACCGTCACCTGCGAAAAGTGCGAACCGGTGATCCTGACCGACCTGAAGCGCCACGGGTGGGCCACGACTCTGTCCGGGGTGGCGTTGACGCCGGACGAGATCGGCGAGGCGGACGCGTCGGAGCAGCAGGCGAAGCGGCAGCGGGACCGGACGTGGGGGGATCCGGCGGTGATGGGTGATGCGATCGCGAAGGCGCTCGGGATGGCCGGCGGGCAGGCCCCGGTGGAGGCGCCGTCGCTGCTTCAGCAGATCGCGGCCCTGTCTGCGCAGGAACGGGCCGCGTTGGCGGGGATGCTGCTGGCGTCGGAGGCCAGCCCGAACACCACGAACGCGGCGGCGGGTTCGGGGTGTCGATCGCGACGGTGTTGGGTGACGGCGAGGCGGAGCAGTCGGCCGCGGGCGGGGAGTTGTCCACCGGTGGGGACAAGCCTGTGGACGAGCCGCCGGCGGCGCCGGTCAAGCGGGCCGCGGGTCGGCCGCGCACCCGCCCCTGACCTGCACGCTGTTGCCACGCTGACGACGAGGAGGTGCTGTGGCCACGGACAACCCTGCCGGGGTGCCGATCATCGGCCCCGGCACCCCCTACGTCACCCCGCCCCTGTTGAGGGCGGCCACGACCGGGATCACCTGGTCAACGATCCCGAACCGGGGCGCCACCGAGGCGCAGCAACTCGCCGAGCAGATGAATATTTGCGCCCGCGCGTCGGCGATGCTCGAGGCCAACGCAAATCAGGTGCTGCGCGCGACGTTGAACGTGGAAACGTTCGTCGGGCCGGGCTCGTTCCGGTGCCAGGTCAACGGTTCGACCGGCGTGGCCCGGCTGCTGACTTCCGCCACCCCGGTCACATCCGTCGTCGGCGGGCGCAGCTCCCCGACGGCCGCGTTCCCGCCGCAGTGGACAACGATCGCCGCGGACCAGTTCCGACCCGAGCAGCCGATCAGCAGCGCCGTCCCGTCCGCCGCGGGTGACGGCGGCCAGGCGATCCTGGCCGCGCCGGGGGTGGTGTCGTGGTGGTGGGGGCGCCAGTCAACGATGCTCGAGGTGACGTATGTGTCGTGCTGGCCGCACACGTCGCTGACTGCGGCGGCGGCGGCCGGGGCGACGTCGCTGACTGTCAGCGACATCACCGGGTGGACGGCGGCGGGTGGCACCGTGTACGACGTCGGCGGGTTTCAGGAGTTCGTCCAGGTCACCACGGTCACTCCGACGGTTACGGGTGCGGTGTCGGGGCCCGGTGTGCTGGCCCTGGCGGCGGCGACGGCGTTCCCGCACGACCCGGGTGTGCTGGTCACGGCGATGCCTGAGGGGCTGATGCAGGCGGGGATTTACCTGTCGGTGGCGCAGGCGTTGCAGCGGGGCGCGACGGCGACGGTGGTCCAGTCGGCGTCGGGTGGGGCGGCGGGTGGTGGGCCGCAGTCCGCCGACCAACTGATCAAAATGGCGTATGACCTGACCCGGAGTTATGGCCGGGTGGTCTGATGCCGCTCAACACCTGCATGGGGTATCTGCACACCCAACTGGACGGCCTGAATCTGCCGTTGGGCCTGGGCCAGCTCGAGGCGTTCATCATGCCGCAGCCGGTCAACGACTCGGCGAACGCCGGCGCCTACATTTGGGGCTCTCACCACGACGAGGTTCGTCTTGCTGTGCCCCGCGCCCGGCCGGGTGTGCTGTCGTCGGGCGGGTTGAAGGAGTTGACGTGGCAGATCGATGTGTGGCTGTTGTGGTTCGGGCAGTTCGATGAACCCAACGTCAACCTCCAGTTCCCGTCGATTGTCGACTTTGTGTGCGCGGTGCTGCGGAATGCGCCGCTGCTCCAGGCGGCGGACCATGCGCAGGATCCGGTGACGGGCCAGTTGTCGCAACTGTTGGCGGTGGGTGAGCGCCTGTCGTCGACGATGCCGCCGCCCCGTACCGTCGGGGATCAGGCGATGTGGCGGTACGACGCGGCGATCACGTGCGAAATCATTGAGGAGATTCAGGCGTAACGCGAAACGCTGAGAACGCCTCGTCATGGCGACCGCGCCAGTACGCCGCTCGTTCGCCGAGAATCAGCCCCACGAGTAGCAGACCGCCGCCGAGGTTGTCAGTAAGCAGCCAGCCGACAAAGGTGTGCGGACCGCCGAAGTGGACACCTACCGCTAGGAGTAGGGCTCCCGACGCGAAGGCGGCAAGAGAAAGCCGGTTCAGGCGGCGGCTTCGGCGTTGGTATGTGTTCATCTATCGCGCCGAGTGGTCTCGCTGGAGTTGCGGTGGCCGATGATTTCGACGATCGGCCCGTGCGTGGTGGTGCTACCCCGCACGGTGTACTCGCGGCCCTCGTCGTCTGAGCCCGAGTAGACGAGGTATTGCCCGTTCGGGAGCCGGGTGCGATAACCTCCCAGGACGGTGACCTCGAAGTCGTCGGTCCGTTTGTCGTTGCTCATGGTTCCGCCACCCACTTCATGTAGCAGTATTCGGCGCACGGCCCGGCTGGGCTGTCGAGGCAGATCCGGTCGCAGCCGTCAACTGCGCGGGCGGCGACGCGGTTGGTGATGTCGATGCGCGGCCCAGTCGGTTCGAGCGGATACCCGTACTGCCAGTACACGTGGCCGGGCTCGTCGCCGTCTACCATCCGGAGCACCGGGTATAGACCCACCCGTTGACGGTGCGTGGCGCGCCGGGTTGGCCGCACAGTTCGCAGATCGTCAACGATGCCGCGGTGGCAGCGTCGATGAGGCTTTCGGTGTCGGGCGTTTCTTCGCTGGTGAGATAGACGCGCAGTTCGCCGTACTTCTCTTTGACCTGCGACACCCGGTAGTCGGGGTCGAGGGCAAGCAGATCGGTGTGCAACTGGGCAATGAGGGGATGCCAGCCGGCGCCGACCTCGTCGGACACATCGTCGAGTTGGCCGGTCACGCCTCGCCTTTCCTCGCCGTTACGAACGCCTCCGCGGGTTGCCCCAACCATGAGGTCAGGGGTGACGAAGGTGCCCGCGTCCAATCCCACCGCGTCAGGTGAGACGCCGTGGCGCGGCTTGGTCATGCGGGTGAACGTGGACGCGCCTACCCCGAGTTGCCGCCCCCCCTCCCGCCACGACAGGCCGCGACCCTGCCGGGCCTCGTCCAGCGCGGCGTAGAGGCGGGGCACGTCAACCCGCATTACGGCGGTCACCGCAGCCCGAACCAAGCGTCGAGCTGGTCGAACAGGCGTGCCAGCCGTCCAGTCCGGGGCCGCCAGCCGTCTGGCCCGTTGTAGTGCGCGGCAAGCGATTCCGGCAGTCCCCGTCATGTCGCGCGGCAGGCGGCCGGGGCTGAACCCGCACCGCGTGCACGTCCACACGATTCCGTCGGGATGCGCCGATACGTCCATCGACACCGAGATGTAGCGCGTCTCTGTTTTCTGCTCCTCCATATCCCGCACTGTACCGCACATCGAACACGCCCCGAGGGAGCCCACGATGCCGACCACGCCGGCCACAGAACCACCCCCGCCCGAGGTCGACACCGAAGGCACCCCCCCACCAGCCGAACCCGACCAGGCCGAACCCGACTCCAACGGGTGGGGCGCCGACGGCACCTGGCCCAACTGGGCCTACACCGGCCCCGACCGCATCTACTCCAACATTCCCATCACCGCCACCACCGGCGCCATCATCACCTGGCCCACCGACCCGGGCATCGGCGACGGCTGCTGGACCACCACCGACGACGACGCAAACACCCGGCCCGACAACTGGCGCCCCGAACCCACCCACGCCGAAGCCGCCAAAGCCCGCGGCGACGCCACCGACGACATCAAGGAGGGCTGACCCGTGGCAGACCCCACCACCTACGCCTCACCACTCCAACACGTCGGCGTCGCCGTAGAAGCCACACAAGGCACCGCCGTCGTCCCCACCGTCACCGTGCCGGTCGACAAGTTCGACCCATTCGACCAACCCGTCTGGATCGACGACAAAGCGTTGCGCGGCGCCATGACCGAACCGTTCAACCGGGTCCAGGGCGTCAAACACACCGAGTTCGACTTCGGCGGCCCCGCATTCTTCGACACCATCCCCTACTTCCTGTCCAACGTGTTCGGCGACGTCGTGTACTCCGGCACGTACACCGGCTCCGGCACCACCACCATGTCCGCCCTGTCAACCGTCGGCGCAGTCAGCCTTTCCCTCGTCGCATCAATCGCCACCTCCACCCTCATCCAGATCGACACTGGTAACGCCTCCGAGGTCCGCCTCACCACCGGCGTATCCGGCGGCGGCCCGTTCGTCGTCACCTTCGCGACCCCCCTGGTCAACGCGCACGCATCCAGCACCGTCGTCAAACCCATCACTTTCCCCTACTCGACACAGTTCGCGGTCCTCAACACCGGCACCGCACAACCGAAGTCGCACACGTTCACCGACTTCCAAGGGCCGACCGCCTCCACCGGCACTCGCGCCTACCCGGGCGGCTGCCTGTCCGAACTGGCGTTCAAGGGCACCGTCGAGTCGTCGGCGATCGACTACACCGCCAAAGGCATGGGCTGGCCCAGCGCCAGCGCGGCAGCGTTTGCCTCGGCTCCGTCGGCCATCAAAGCCCAGCCGTCGTGGGAGACGCAGGTCGGGCTCAACGGCACCGTCGGCGGCGCACCGATCCTCACCATCAACGACTTCGCGTTCACGATTACGCGCGAGTTGGAAATGATATACACCGCGCAGAACAGCCAAAGCCCCTACTTCATTCAGAGGGGCCGATTGACCGCTGGCGGTTCGCTCAACGCAGTCGTCAACAACGAAACTTTCTTGACCTACCTGAACTCCAATACGCAGCCACAGCTTCAGTTCATCATCTCGAACGGCCTGTCCGGCGCGAACTTGCTGTCGATGCAGGTCGACATCCTGCTGGCCGCATTCACGGACTCAAAAATCCAGCGCGGCAAGGCGGCCGTTGAGTACGCAGCCAACTTGGCTGCGATTGCGAACACCACCAATACGGGAAACTCGGCCGGCTTCGGTCCCGTCACCATCACCGTTCAGAACGCCGTAGCCCCCTCGACGTACCCGTTCTACTAGAACCGCACCACCGCAGGAGGAGACGCACCATGGCAACCCGCATCATTCCCGACCGCATCACCCTGCCGTCCGGCGGCTGGGTCGAGTTCCACGATCCCGAAGACCTGACCGGCGCCGACCATCGCCGGGTCATGGGCGGAATCGGTGGCGACCCGACTACGCCACGGGTGGCAATGGCGATGGACATGGTTTACACCATGGCCGAACTGCTGGTGAAAGCGTGGAAGATTCCGTACACGCCGAAGGGCACCACCTACCTCGTTGACGAGGTGCCCACCCCCGAAAACAGGCCGGGTGTGCTCGAGCAGCTCCGCCTGTCCGACTACGCGGCCATCATCGACGCAGTGGGGCCAGTCATGCGGCTGATCAACGGCCAAGTCAGTGTCGACGACGCCGGGGTGCCCGGAACCCCTACCAAGCCCGCTGGCGGCTGAGGGCGCAGCTGGCGGGGCAACGCCTCAAGCGGGGACCGGTCGGTCCGCTTGAGGAACTGTTGGACACAGCACTGCCGTACTGGGTGTGCGCGGACCGGTTCGGGTGGTCGCCGTCGCAGGTCGACGCGGAGTCTCGACTGAAGGTGTGGGCGGTGCTTCTCATCGACGACGTGGTTCGGGAGATGAGGCACCAGCAGCAGTCCCGTAACGGCGGCCAGTCGATAGAGGAGTTGGTGACGAGGCCGGGGCAAACGGTCGGCGGGGGCGGCGCTGATGGCCGGCGTGCACGTCCAGGGCGTGGAGCAGGTGAAGCGGCGGCTGCGGCTGCTAGGTGTGAAGTCGGTGCAGGCGACTGGCGACGCAACGAAGCGGGTGTTGGATCGGGTGGCCCGGCAGGAACGGATCCTGCTGAACCTGGGCTGGCATCCGATGGGCACCCCGACCGGGTCGAAGCCGGGCCAGCCGCCGGGGCGGATCAGCGGCCACCTGGCCGACGAGGTGAAGGTTCATGGCCCCCGCCTGGTGGGTGGGCTCGGCCGGCCGCGGTGGGAAGGTGCGGTCGGATCGTCGGCGGTGTACGCCCGGATCCAGGAATTGGGTGGCTGGGCCGGCCGTAACCACCAGTCGTACCTACCGCCGCGCCCACACCTGAAACCGGCGTGGCGGATCGTCCGCCCGACCGCGCGGGCCGTGTATGTGCACGAGCTGCGTCGCGCAGTTCAAGAAGCGCTACTCCGATGATGAGAGGAGGATGTCGTGGCGTTTGAAGACCTCGGCGACATCCTCCTCCAGATCGACGGGTCGATCGCTGGCCTCGTCGAGGCGTTGGGTGAAGCTACGGCTGCAATCGACGCGTTTGCCGAAATCGCCGAGCACACCATGCATAACGCCGGGAAGGACGCGGGTCGCAAGTTCGGCGACGGGGTAAAAGAGGAAGTCGCCAAACACGACTTCGCCACCATCCTGGGCCAGGCGCTGAAGAAACTCTCCACCATTGGCAGCAGCGTTGGCGGTGGCCTCCTCGGCGGGCTCGGCAAACTGTTCATGCCCGCAATGTGGACGACCCTGATCTACGGGGCGTCGCAAGCCGCGGTGGCGTTGGCCCCCGCGATCGGCGCGCTGGGCCTGATCCCCGCCGCTGCCTTTGGTGCCGCAACGTCGCTGGCCACGTTGAAGATCGCGATGACGGGGGTCGGCGACGCGGTCAAGCAGGGCATGGCCGGGAACCTGCCCGGCTACGTCGAGGCGATGAAGAAGCTCGGCCCCGAAACGCAGGGCGTTGTCAAGGCCATGGTGGCGTTGCATCCCGCGTTGACCGCTATCCGCAAGGATGTGCAGGAAACGTTCTGGTTCGAAATGAGCACCAACATCAAGGCGCTTGGCGAACGGTACCTGCCACTGTTCCACAGCGAGTTGGCGGCAACGGCGTCGGTGTTTAACCAGATTATGAACAGTATTTCGGGGATGCTGTTGTCCCGGGCCGCGTTCGAGGGAATTCGCGCCACGCTGAACAACGTGTATCGGGCGTTTCAGAACGCGTCAAGTTCAATCTCGTACTTCCTCCACGCAATGGGGTTGATCACCCAGGTCGGGTCAACGTTTCTGCCCGGACTGGGGCAAGGGCTTACGAACCTTGCCGCCACGTTCGATTCGTTCATTACCCGCATCGCCGGTGACGGCACGTTGCACGACTGGATTCAGGCGGGAATCGACACCCTCAAGCTTCTGATGCCGCTTCTGAGGGATGTGTGGAACATTATCCACCCGATCATTCGGGCGTTGACGGAGTCCGGTGGTGGCGGGCTCGGGATCCTCGGCACCGCCCTGCACGCGTTGGCGGAGTTCCTGAACTCGGCAACCGGCATGGAACTGATTGCCACCGTGATCGAGGTGCTGAACACGCTGTTCACGGTGTTCGGGAACGTGTTGGCCGCACTGCTGCCCTCCCTGGCGCAACTTATCGTCTCGCTGGGCCCGGTCCTGGTTTCGCTTCTCGTAGCGCTGGAACCGTCGCTGATCGAACTGGCCAACGCGATTGCTGTGGTTGTCGGGTGGATCACTCCGTTCCTGCCGCAGTTGGAAAAACTTGCCCCCGTGATTACGGTCCTGTCGCAGGCGATTCTTGGCCTGCTGGTTCCCGCGATCATTGCTTGGACGGTCAACATGACCGCCGCCGCGATTGCGAACATCGCCGCAACGTGGGAAATCTTGCTTGTCATCGCCGCCGTGGCCGCGCTTGGATACGGCATCTACCAGTTGGTGAAGCACTGGACAACAGTGTGGAACTGGATCAAGAGTATTGCAAAAAACGTCGCGGATTTCTTCGTCGGGATTTGGCACTGGCTGCAACGCACCTTCGACGACGTGTGGGGCCACATCAAAGACGCCGCGAAGGCGGTTGCGGATTTCTTTGTCGGAATCTGGAATGATGTCACCAGCGGAATCGGTGCCGCGCTGGACTGGATCGCGGCGCTTCCGGGAAAAGTTTGGGACTATCTGAAGTCGCTTCCGGGTATCGTCCGCGACATCATGATGCAGTTTGTGTACAACGTGGGCTACGGCATCGGCGCCGCCATCCGGGAGTTTTTCCTCCTGCCCGGCCAGGTCTGGCACATGATCACATCATTGTGGGACACCGGGAAACGCCTGTGGCTGGAAGGGCTCGACGCGATCGTCGACTTCGCCAGGCAGTTGCCGCACCGGATCGCCGTCTTCTGGGATGAGTTACGCCACGATGTGGCGTCGGCCTTCGATGAGGTTCGCCACGCTGTGTGGACGGCGCTGACGGCCACCTGGAATGGCATCAAGTGGTTGTTCACCGACGGAATCAGCAAGGCGTGGGGTGCGCTGAAGGGGTTCGGGAAAAACGTCTGGGACTTCCTGAAGGGGCTCGGCCCGATGGCGAAAAACGCCGTCGTCGATGCCGCCAAGTGGCTGTACAACGCGGGCCGCGACATGATTACTGGCCTGATCAACGGCGCCAAGTCGCTGTTCAGCAGCGCCTGGGGCACGATCAAAGACTTCGCCCGGAGCTTATTCCACGGCTTCATGGATGGCATCCAGGGCAAGAGCCCGTCGCGGCTGTTCATGCTCGGCGGCGAATCGATTGTGTCCGGCCTGGTCAAGGGCATCCTCGACAACGCGGGGGCCGCCACCTCAGCCGTCGCCGGACTCGTGGGGTTCAACGGTGCCCGCGGGTTGCAAGGCCCGGCGTTCGCGTTCGGCAACGCCCTGGGCGGCAACGTCGGCGGTGGCGGCGGGGCACCAATCGTCCTGCACGTCCATACCCACACCCTACCTGGACGGCAAGGAGTTGCACGCCGGGCTGATCCAGCCGGCGCAGCGGTACAAGCTGCGTACCGGCACGACGGGGCTCAGTTAGGAGCCGAGCGCCGCAACCAGGCGGGGCAGGATCACCGTCAGGATCCACAGCGCGAGGCCGGCGGCGACGAGGTTGACGCGGGCACTCGCCCCGAACATGGCGGCGACGAAGCACACCAGGCCGAGGACCAGCAACACCAGAATGATCGTGTTCATGTCGTGCCGGTACCCGATGCGGCGGTAACGCAAACGAGGGGGGCGCGGTGACGGCCAATTGGCGCCCCGACCTGCGCTACCTGTTCAGTTTCAACTGCGACCCGGGCAACCCGGATGGTGTGCCGATCTGGGTGGACTCCACCACGCTTCTGCGGCTAGTGAACCAGGCCACCCGCGGCCGGCAGTACGAGCTGAACCAGACGCAGGCCGGCGCGCCGACGATGCTCGTCCACGACGTCAACGAGTACCTCAACCCGGCCAACACCAGCAGCCCGTACTACCCGAACGTGGCCCCGTACCGGCAGGTCCTGTTGCAGGCCATGTGGGCAAACCCGGCCAACGGGAATCTGCTGTCCACCGCCGCCCGGGCCCAGGTTGTTGGTACTCCGGCGGGGGTTGCGTACGACCCGTCGTTTGAGAATCAGACCACCGGCGCCACCGTGCCGTGGATCACCGTTGTCGGCACGATCGACGTGTCCCCACCCACCCCGGTCGTGTCGACAACCACCCCGCGAACCGGCACGAAAGACGTCACGTACACCGTCGCGTCCGGTGGGGCCAGCGCCGTCGATGAGGGCTTGTCGTTCCCGGTGCCGTGCACACCCGGGGTGCAGTACACGACCAGCGCCTACGTGCGGCAGGACACCGCGAACACGCAAACGTGCGCCATCACCGACCAAAATTTGGTCATCGACGCGTTCAACCGGACCACCGCGTCCGGGTGGGGAACCGCCGACGTTGGCGGGGCGTGGACGGTAGTCGGAACCGCCTCCAACTACACCACCGCGGCGGGCACCACCATTGCGTGGATCGGTACGGCGTCGCAGTCGAACTCGGCGGTGAACACGTCGCGGATCGCGACCGCCGGGTCCGGGATCCTGAACTCCGACCAGCGGATCACGCTCATTGCCCCCGCCGTTGCGACCGGCGGCCCGATCAACGCCGGACTGGTGTCCAGGTTCGCGGACACGTCGAACTACTACTTCACCGAGGTCCAGTTCAACACTGATTCCACGGTCGGATTGCGGCTGCGACGCCGTGTCGCCGGCACGAACACCACCATCACCACGGTCACGCTGCCGTTCACCTACGCCGTCGGCACCGTGATCCGGACCCGATTCCGCACCATCGGAATCACGGTGCAGGTCAAAGCGTGGATCGACGGCACCGTCGAACCGAACGACTGGAACATCGACACCACCGACACGAACATCACCGCCGCGGGCGCGGTCGGCTGCCGGTTCCTCCTCGACTCGGCGAACACGAACGCGTTGCCGGTTGCGGTGACTTTTCAGTCGTACACCGCGGTCGGGTCGGTGATCGGGAACAACACCACCACAACCGGCTCCTATGTGCGCCTGTCAGTAACGTACACCGCCACCCAGCCCTACCACACGTTCCAGGTGTATGTGCCGGCGACGAACTCTGCCGGCCTGGCCGGCATCATCTTCGTTGACGACATTCAGCACGAGGAAGCCGGCTCGGCATCCACGTTCACCACGTCGGGTACGGTGCTGTATCCGGTGTGGCGCGGCTACGTTGAACGGTGGCCCTCGGCGTGGGAACCCTCCTCGCAGGGCTTCGAAGGACTGGCCGTGATTACCTGCGTTGATGCGTTCGGCCCGTTCAACACCACCCCCCTGGCGTCGGCGTATATCGCCGCGGTCGTGGCCACCGACCCCGCGTTCTACTGGCCGCTGTGGGACCAGTCCGGATCCACGGCATTCGCTGAGATCACCGGCAACGGGCCACCCCTGGTTGCTTTTGCGTCGAAGTACGGTCCCGACACTGCGCCCGAGGCGGGCACCAACCTGGGCATCCTCGGCGACCCCGGCGGCACCGGCGCCGCGTTCACCTCGGAAGCAACGATCGGAACCCGAACGGGCACGATCCTGGCGTGCGGGCAGATCGTCAACAACGGGGCCGCGTTTTCGTGGCCGCCGCTGACGGGTAACTCGTGGTCGGCGTCGATTGCGGTGTGGGTAGTTGCGGCACCCCCGAAGTACGCCACCCCCGACGCGGAGGTGCTGGTATGGCCGGTCCTGCCCAGCGACGGCGTGAACCTCTCCACACCGGCGGCCCTGTCGGTTGATTCGACTCTCAAGGCTGATCTGGGGTTCGGTGGGTTTACGAGCCTGAACGACGCAATCGGCACCACCACAATCACCGACGGGTTGCCGCACCTGCTCGTCGGAACGGTGACGCAGGCGTCGGGTGGCGGCAACACCGTTGGGACGATCTACGTTGACGGGGTTCCGGAAACCGTCACCACCGTCACGACCGCCTCGCTCGGCGGGTTGCTGACCACACCGGCGACGTCGTTGATGGTTGGCGGATTCTTTGCCTACACCGCATTCGAGCAGATGGTCAACGGCTCCCTGGCCCACGTGGTGCTGTGGAACCGGGCACTGACCGCCACCGAGGTGTTGAACTTGTACCAGGCCGGTACCGGCTGGTCGGGGGAAACGTCGGGGCAACGCATCGCCCGGTACCTGACCGGCGCCACGATGAACGCGTCGTTTTCGGTGGCGCCGAACTATCCGGGGCCGACGAACATTGACCCGGCGGCCCTGTCGGTCATGGGCGCCGACGATCTGACGACCGGCACGGACCTGCTCGCCGGCTGCCAGAGCGTGACAACGACGGAGAACGGGGTGTTCTGGGTCGGGCCCAGCGGGGCGG